AACTGGATTGAAGAGCCGTCAACATTCGTCGACAGAACACTTTTAGTACAGTCAAACACACACGACCAGTTTACAGCGGATATCTTTGTCGAACAGACAATCACGGCACCGATGCCAATTCACTGTAACCCGGGATTAATTGACCACTTCTAGAAATGTCAAAAACTGACAACATACTAACTATTAATGAATTCGGGTGGGCCGTACGCTCACCCGAACAAAAAACAAATCAAGAAAGGAAAAACAATGGGATTTTTTAAAGGCGTAGGAAAATTCTTCAACGATATTAGCGGCGCAACATCAGCGGCAGAACAATCATATGCATATAACAAAGAATTTGCACAAAATGCACATCAATGGGAAGTCGCAGACATGGAAAAAGCAGGACTAAATCCGATATTATCTGCAGACGGAAGCGGAGCAACCGGTAATGTATCACCGGTATCCGGTGGCGGCCAAATGGCAACCGGTTTACTTAATTCAATCCTTGACTTCTCAATCATGGGCAAACAAAACGATATTGCACAACAAGATGTAAATGCAAAATCAGCTTTAGCAACAGCAGAAGCACAAAAAACAGACGCAGAAACATTCAGGCTAATCATGGAAAATAATGCTATTCCACAAAAAATAAAACAAGACTTAGCAGAACAAAAAGCTAGGACAATGCTATTAGGAAAACAAACAGACTTAACACAACAACAAGCCGGAATTGCATATAACCAAAACTTTTGGAGTGCAGAACAGCAAAAATATCAAACAAACAGTATGTATATGGACTATCAACAAAAAGTACAAGAATATAATGAAAAATTATACCAAAACATTATAAACAGCAGCGAAGCCGAATTTGTAAAAAGATACGGCATGACAAAAGACCAAGGAATAAAACTAATCGAAGCAACAGGCACAATGTTTGGACACTTTACAAAACCAAAACCAAACACAAACCAAACATCAGCAAAGAAAGGAAAATAAAATGTTAGGAAGCAAAATTGATAAAATAAATCCAAACTATAACAACAGCACAGGAAGCGCAAAAAACGTAATGAAAACAGCCGGAGAAGTTGCAAAAATTGCTGCAATGATAGGATAACATGCCAAAATAAAGGTTGGGAACTACCAAACACCTAAAGGTGTCAGTCGGGCTAAATATATCAAGAGAAAAAACGCCCGACTTTTTCACCACAGGTGAAAAAGTTATCAATAACTTATCCACAAAGTTATCCACAACCTAAAAACACAAAATATAGTATCTTTTGAGATAAAAATAAACTCAAAAACACAAGATATAGTATCTTCAAAAAGTTATCCACAGCACCAACAACAATGCATAGTATAAAACCTATGTCTTACTACATAGGTTTTATACTAAAAAAACAAGCAAAAAGGAAAAAAAATGACCTGTTACAATCCAATACAAGCATGGCAAAGACCAGAATATCCAATATATGCCGGAGAAAACGAAGAATATTTAAAAAAACTCAACAGAATAAGCTTCCACGAGATACCAAACTGGATACCAATAACAATACCATGTGGAAAATGTATCGGTTGCAAAATGGAAAAAGTGAAATCGCATAGCACAAGATGTACACTCGAGGCCAGTCAATGGAAAAATAACTGCTTCATAACACTAACATATTCAAATCACATAAAAAGAAAAGACGGAAAACCGGCATATCCGGAAGACAATAAACTTCACAAAGAAGATATACAATTATTTATCAAAAAACTAAGAAAAAAATACACCGGAATTGAAGAATGGACAAATCCAAACACAAAAAAAATTGAAAAACCGATCAGATATTTCGGTTGCGGAGAACACGGACCCAAAACAAACCGCGTTCACTGGCATTTTTGTATCTTTAACTGGAAACCGAAAGACTTAAAACTTTACAAAACAGAAAACAAAAACGGCAAACCATATACACTCTGGACTTCAAAAGAACTATCAAAACTGTGGGGTTACGGCTTCGTAGTAATCGGTAACCTAACAGAAGAAACAGCCAATTACGTAGCAAGATATACCACTAAAAAAATCAAAACAGAAGACGAATGTCTAATGATGTCACGAAATCCGGGAATTGCTAAATGGAACTGGGAAAAAAATGCCGAAAAATACAAAGAATTCGGAATACTAGTGCACAACACCAAAGGAACAACACGCCAAAACCTACCTAAATACTTCAAAAAATTATGGAAACAAGAAAACTGGGAAGAATACGAACAAGCAAACTATGAAAACAAACAAAAAATGAAACAATTAAAAAACGAACAAGCAGAAAATTTAAACTATACAGAAAATTTCACAAAATCGGAGTTATCCACAGAAATAAAAAACGAACTCAAATTTGATATTTACAACAAAAAAAGAGAAAAACACAAAATCGAGCAAGTTAAATTATTGAAAAGAAACAATTTTGAATAATTTTAAACTCACTCCGCTACAGCGCTTTTTGTGTTAGCGCGCTCGTTCGTTCAAAATTATAAATTTTAAACTTGAAAAACTCAAAAATAAACACTAAATTATAAAAACGGGTGAGGGGGTACACCGGCGTACTCTCTCGCCTATCAGAAACGCCGGAAAACTAAAATAAAGGACATTTAAAATGGTTAAAACATCAGAATTAAACTCATTTGAAAAAAGAATATACTTACTACCAAAATACAACGCACCAATGATTTATACAAAAAATGTTGGTGAAGCTTTAGAATATTTAGAAGATTTTGAACTTGATGAACTAACAGAAAATGAAATCAAAAACAAAATCGACGAATACAACAAAGAAAAAGAACTCAGCTATTTTGACAGATTAAAACTAAAAGACTTTATTCTTCTTAAAGCAACAATATACAAAATAGGAAAACACAAATTCGCAAAAATCAACACAATGGAAAATATTAAATGATTGAAGAATTTTTTGAAAGAATAACAATACTAATATTTGCAATATCAGTACTGCTTGCAACAAGTACATGTTCTTACTGGGTTATCACAGACGCAAACACAACAAAATATTGTAAAATATCAGGACAATGCGCAGACAGCATAAAACAACAAAAAATCGAATTAAAAAACGAAAAACCACTCATTACAATAGGAAAAGAATAAAATGATTTACAACTTATACGCAATTAAAGACAAGAAAGCCGAATGTTACGCAGACTTGTTTCAACTCCCAAACAACGCAATCGCATTAAGAAAATTCTCGGAGGTGTGTGCAGACGAAAAAAGCGACTTGCACAAATATCCAGAAGACTTTGCACTCTATCTCATTGGCAAATATGACAATGTAAAGGGCACAATCGGCGGACCGGAAGAACCGCTAGAAATTGACAAAGCAACAAACTATGTCTTAAAACCTTCCAACGACAACAACAGTTAATACTTAACCCCTAGAACAACAGCCGGCATAAACACCGGCTGTTATTTTTATAATCAAGAAAGGTAAAAAAAAATGGAAAACGATCACAAAGTATTTCAAAGAACAGCTAACCAAACAAGAAAAGTCAATATCAGACCGAAAATCATGAGAGGAGGCACAAGGTTCTAATGCTTAAAATATTACTTCTAATCTCATTGATCACCGGTGCTATCACTGCCGTGGTAGACTACCTAAAAACCGACAACACACAACAAACTATTGAACAAATAAAGGAAAACAAATGATTAAATTCAACTACGACGAAAAAACACGAGAAAGGAAAGCTCAAAGTTTTAATCCAAAAGAGATTTTTTGGATTAAAAACGGCGAAAAAATCAACGTGTATGACTTCATTCAATCCGGTAAAGAAGACACGGAAATTTATCCTACTTTGGAAAAATACGGCTCTATCAAAAGAATGGAATTAGACACACCTGCAGTCTATGCACAATTCGAAAGCATCCAAAACTTAAGAGATTGCCTAGAACAGCAAAAACAAGCTGACCAGATGTGGAACGCATTACCGCTCGAAATCAGACAAACATTCAATCATAATAAATATGATTTTATGAACAACGGCATGCAATGGCTACAAAAAAGACTTGAAGCCGAAAAAAATAAAAACGCAACACAAACAAACGTAACAGAAACAAACGAAAGCGAGGTTAATAATGGATAGAAACACAGAAGCATTTTATACCGGTGCAGAACTACACGAAGGTATCCAACGAAGCACATGGCCTAGACCATTCACATACAAAGGAACATTCAACACGGGTCAAATCGTACCGTTCTTCTGCGACTTAGATGTATTACCAGGCATGACAATCAAAAACAGAAGCTCATATGTAATTCGTATGAACACTCCTAAATATCCAACAATGGACAACCTATATTTGGACACATACTGGTTTAAAATCCCTTATAGAACAATCTGGAAAAACTGGTGCATATTCAACGGCGAAAACGAGAGCGGAAGCTGGGCAATCACAACAGAAAAAGAAATTCCGATGTTTAAAACAGATGCAACACATACAGTAGGAATCCACGACATCAACTGCCACATGGGTTTAAGGCCTTTATCACAAATTAAAGACTTTTCACAAATGGGCGTGCGCGCATATATCAGAACATACAACTACTGGTTTCGTGACCAAAACTTAATCGCACCGTTAACAATGTACGATGACGACAGCGACAGAACACTTGACGGAACAACATTAACCGGTGGTACAATGCTAAAAGCCGCAAAATTTCATGACTACTTCACAAGCGCATTGCCACAAGCACAGAAAACAGACCCAACAGCACAGGGAATATATGCAGGAATTACAATACCAATCGGCACAACAGCACCAGTAAAAGGTACAGGTGAGCCTATGGTGGTTAATAGAAGTTTGACTAGAACTGCTTTGTCTGATAATAATTATAGTTTATATAAACAAACTACATCAGGTATTGATTATATTGCAAGTGGTCAAGGTACTGGATCTGATGGTATTGGTTTAACTACTGATGCAACAAAATCTGGTCTTATTGCAGACTTATCACAAGCAGTAGCAGCAACAGTAAACGCACAACGTCTTGCATTTGCAACACAAAGAATTTTGGAACATGACGCAATGTTCGGAACTCGTTACCTGCAGGAAACAGTCGGAAGATTTGGCGTAAATGCAAGATTTGACGAAGTTATTCCGGAATACTTAGGTGGCTCTAGAATACCTCTAAACATTCAGCAAACAGTCCAGAACAGCTCAACAGACGCAACATCACCACTTGGATTTACAGGCGCATTCTCTGTAACAGCAAACACAAACGAAGACTTTGTGAAATCATTCCAAGAACACTGTGTTGTATTAGGCTTGGCAGTTGTCAGAGCAGACCATACCTATCAGCAAGGCGTGGCAAGACAATGGACACGTAAAAGAAGACTTGACTTCTACTGGCCGGAGCTTTCACACATCGGAAATCAGCCTATCTACAACTATGAAATTTACTCACAGGGTAGCGGCGTAACCGATACAGACGGAAACATCATAGATGACCAAGTATTCGGATATAAAGAAGCATGGGCAGAATATAAATTTAAAAACTCTGTCATCTGCGGCGAACTTAATAGTGAATATGCGACATCATTAGATGCATGGCACTATGGCGATGACTACAATACTCTTCCGGTATTATCACAAAACTGGATTGAAGAGCCGTCAACATTCGTCGACAGAACACTTTTAGTACAGTCAAACACACACGACCAGTTTACAGCGGATATCTTTGTCGAACAGACAATCACGGCACCGATGCCAATTCACTGTA